GAATTTACTGACTTATTAGATATTAACTTTGATTTAGAAGGTACAGGATTTGACCCTAAAGAACTTGAAGATTTCTTTACATTTGATAAAGAAGAAGAAGCACAAAAGGTCAAGTCGGAAAAACATTGTCCTAATTGTGGAACAAAATTAAAGTAGGGTACAACCTACCAAAAAAGAGGGTATGAAATGTCTAGACCAAAAAAGTATGAAATCAGTGGGGAAGTCGTAAGAAAACTGGCACAACTTGGTTCAAACAATGTTGAGATTGCAGACTACTTTGGTTGTGATGAAAGTCTATTGAGAAAGTCTTATTCCGAATATCTTAAGTTAGGCAGAGCAGAACAAAAATTACGTTTAAGAGAATTACAATGGCAATCTGCACAAAAAGGTTCTGTACCAATGCAGATATGGTTAGGTCGTAATATGTTAAATCAATCTGAGAATGGTGCTGTAACAGGTGATGATGAAGTTCTACCATTTAGTGTTGAGTAGTGATAAATTTAATTAACGATGATTGTTTAAAAGTATTGCCAACAATTTCAGATAAATCTATTGATTTAATATTAACTGACCCACCTTATGGAAATACACAATGTAAATGGGATAATGTAATTCCTTTTGAACTAATGTGGAAAGAACTTAAAAGAATAATTAAAGATAATGGTTGTATTGCTTTATTTGGAACTGAACCATTTAGCAGTTCTTTAAGAATTAGTAATATTAAATGGTTTAGGTATGACTGGGTTTGGGAAAAAACTAGACCAACAGGATTTTTTTTAGCGAAAAAGCAACCTTTAAAAATTCACGAAAATATTTCTATTTTTTATAAAAAAAAAATTGATAAAAGAAAAACTTTTAATCCAACAAGCAGTCCATATTTAGGTGGTATAACTAAAAATAGAACTAAAGATGACGGCACAAGATTTCCATTATCTATACAAAAGTTTCCCTCAATAAGTCAAAAAGGTCAGCACCCAACACAAAAACCAGTAGCTTTATTAGAATATTTAATAAAAACCTACACAAATAAAAATGACACAGTTTTAGACTTTACAATGGGTAGTGGAACAACAGGTGTTGCTAGTAAAAATTTAAATAGAAATTTTATAGGTATAGAACTAGACAAAGAATATTTTAAAATAGCAGAAAATAGAATAAATAGTGCCTTTATCTAAACCTCAAAAACAAGTCCTTGAATGCGATAAAAGATTTAGAGTATTAATTACTGGCAGAAGATTTGGTAAAACATTTCTAGCTGTTACGGAACTAGCAAAATTTGCACGATATCCTAAGAAGAAAGTTTGGTATGTCGCACCCACTTATAGAATGGCGAAAGACATCGTCTGGTTTGAATTAGTAGATAAACTGACCAAACATAAATGGATTAAGAAAACCAATAATTCAGATTTAAGCATTCAACTGAGAAATGGGTCAACAATATCTTTAAGAGGTGCAGACAATGAAAATAGTTTGCGAGGAGTAGGTTTAGATTTTCTTGTAATGGACGAATTTGCTGACGTTAAAGAACACGCTTGGTATGAAGTTCTTAGACCTACATTGTCTGATAAGAATGGGTCTGCATTGTTCTGTGGTACACCTAGAGGATATGGAAACTGGTCATATAACCTATTTACTAAAGAAAACAACCAATGGGCATCATTCCAATTTACTACATTAGAAGGCGGTCAAGTATCTGCTAATGAAATAGAACAAGCGAAAGCAGACCTAGATGAAAGAACATTTGCACAGGAATATATGGCATCATTTGTTAATTATGCAGGACAGATTTATTATAATTTTGATAGAAAAGAAAACGTCATTGATAAATACGAACCTAAGACTGCTGAAATCCATATTGGTATGGACTTCAACATTGACCCAATGTCTGCAGTAGTGACAGAAATACAAGGCGATAAGATTATTATTTATGATGAGATAATATTGTATTCATCTAACACTGATGAAATGGTACAAGAAATAAAAACAAGATATTCTGGTAAACACATATTCATTTATCCAGACCCTGCAAGTAAACAAAGAAAAACATCGGCAGGTGGGACAACTGATTTAGCTATTTTAAAGAACGCAGGTTTTAATATGCGAGTAAGAAACAATCACCCCTTGATTAGAGATAGGATAAATTCAGTAAATACCAAACTAAAGAATGCTAATGGTAAGCGAACATTATTTATTGCTAATAACTGTAAAAATGTGTTAAAAAGCATTGAACGACAAATTTATAAAGAAGGAACATCTGTGCCAGATAAAGACAATAATTACGACCATATGAACGATGCTTTAGGTTATTTAGTAGAGTATTTGTTTCCAGTTCGTAGAGAATTTAGTCCGTCTGCACCCCAAAGGTTTAGTTAATGGCAAATTATAGTAGAGATTTTTTAGTAGAACTTCACCCAGACTACGAAAGAAAGATGAATGATTGGAACTTTCATTATCGTTCTTACTTGGGTGGTCAAGACTATGAGAATGGATATTTCCTTAATAGATACATATTAGAAACTGAAGAAGAATATTTAAAGCGTTCAGAATTTACTCCCTTAGATAACCATTGTAGGAATGTCGTTCAAATCTATTCCTCATTCTTATTTAGAGTACCACCTACAAGAAACTTTGGTTCATTAACAGGCGACCCACAATTAGAGCAGTTCTTAATGGACGCAGACTTTGACGGAAGGCAATACAACAACCTTATTAGAGAAGCGCAAATGAATGCTTCAATCTATGGTACTTGTTGGTTGATTGTAGATAAACCTAATTCTAATGCAAAGACTAGAGCAGAAGAACTATCACAAGATATTCGTCCGTATATCTCAATCTATACACCAGAGAATGTAACTAACTGGAAATATGAAAGAGCATCAAACGGAAGATACTATTTAACTTCTTTAACAGTGGTTGAGGATATGATGGGTAAAGATGCGATTGTTAAAGTATGGACACCAGAAGATATTACCACTTATAGAGTAGAAGAATTTACGATTGGTTATGCTACGAAGAAACCCACCAAGATTGATGAACAACCTAACGCACTAGGTAAGATACCTGCTGTTATTTTATATAACCAAAGAACATCAAAAAAAGGAATTGGTATCTCTGATTTATCCGATGTAGCTGATTTACAAAAATCTATTTACAATGATTACTCAGAAATTGAACAACTAATTAGATTATCTAATCACCCTAGTTTAGTTAAGACACCGAATGTTGAAGCAAGTGCAGGTGCAGGTTCAGTAATAGAAATGCCAGAAGATTTAGCACCAGAATTAAAACCTTACATCATTCAACCTTCTGCTCAGTCATTAGAGAGCATAATGAAAACAATACAGACAAAAGTAGATGCTATTAATAGAATTACACATATGGGAGCAGTAAGAAATACAAAAAGTCAAATTTCTAGCGGTGTAGCATTACGCACAGAATTTGAACTTTTAAATTCTCGCTTATCAGAAAAAGCAGATTATATACAAAATGCTGAAGAACAAATATTTGATTTATATGCTAACTGGCAAGGCACAACATTTGACGGTGAAATATTTTACCCAGACAGTTTTGACTTGCGTGACTTTTCTGCTGACTTACAGTTCCTACAACAGGCAAAAGCATCTGGGGTCACATCTGATACTTTCATTAAGGAAGTAGATAAACAGATTGCAAGAGCAGTTGTAGATGATGATGAAAAGATTGCAGACATAGACGCAGAGATAGATGCGAAACCTAGACCTATTGGTCAATTTACAACTAACTTACCAACAGAGGAGGTATAATGGGATTTCAATTTCAAAATAACGCACCTAGTTTTGACTTAGGTATATCAGTCACTAAAGGACTAGTAGAAGATTTCACTGCAGTCGGACAGTTTGGATATAACACTGCAATCGGAACAACATTTGAGGCAGTTTGGGGTGTAGGTGGATTACCTGTTTATCCTTCAACAGCTACAGGTTGTGCAATAACTTCATCAAACACAGCATCAGACAATACAGGAACAGTATTAGTGACAGGATTAGATGCAGATTATAATGAAGTCACAGCAACAGCTACTATCGGTGGGGGTGCTACTGCTCAAACATTTATCCGAGTATTTACTATTAGAATGTTACAAGCAAATACAGGTAATGCGAATGTAGGAACATTAACTGCCACAGTAGATAGTCAAACAGTGGCAACAGTCGTTCCAGAATACGGTTCATCTTTATCTGCTATTTATACAATCCCTGCTAATAAGCGAGGGTATATCGTTCAAGCATCTATCGGTTCATCTAAGCAAAAAGAAATAGAAGCAAAGATTATGACTAAAAAGATTACGAATGGTAATGTCTGGAATACAATAGGTTTTCAATCAACTTTTGGTGTTCCGTTATTTGAAACATTTATTATCCCTTTTGTTGTAGAAGAAAAAACAGATATTGAATTAAGAGCAAAGGCAGACGCAACAACTGCTATATCTGGTTCACTTGCTTTATTCCTTGAAGATTACGACTAAAGTTTCACCCCACGTTTTTATTAATTGGACGCCTCAAGAACGTCAAATAAAACAAAAATGCCATTGTGGTAAATTTGCTTGTATTGGATATCCTGCTGAGTATGGTAATTTAGAACTATTATGTTTTAAGCATTACGAAGAAAGGAAAAATGAATGCCACTTATCAAAGGATATTCCCAAAAGTCAATCGCCAAAAACATCAAAACCGAAATCAAAGCAGGTAAAAGTAGAAAACAAGCAGTCGCTATTGCTTTAAGTGTAGCCA